TTTATTATTAGATGATTTACTTGATGATTTATTATTAGATGATTTACTTGATGATTTATTATTAGATGATTTACTTGATGATTTAGGTGATAATTTCTTACTTGATGATTTAGGTGATAATTTCTTATTAGATGATTTACTTGGTGATTTAGGTGATAATTTCTTACTTGATGATTTAGGTGATAATTTCTTATTAGATGATTTACTTGGTGATTTAGGTGATAATTTCTTACTTGATGATTTAGGTGATAATTTCTTATTAGATGATTTACTTGGTGATTTAGGTGATAATTTTTTATTAGATGATTTACTTGATGATTTATTATTAGATGATTTACTTGATGATGTATGTGATAATTTTTTATTAGATGATTTAGATGATTTAGATGATTTAGATGTCAAATCAGTATTAATATTATTATTAATTTTATCAATAATTTGTTTACTTTTTGTAATATTATTATCAATATTATTGATAAGATTATCAAAATTATTATTAGAATTAATTGAAATTTGATTAATAAAATAATTAATATAATCATCATCATTATTATTTAATATATCTTTTAATTTATTAATATCAATTAATTTTATAACGAGATTTGGATTATCAATTAAATCATCATTAAGATTCATTAAATATATATATTATAATATTAGATTAAAATATTTATAAATAAAAATAAAAAATTAATTAAGTGGCATTTTACAAACTAATTCACATTTACCATCATTATAACAAACTTTATTACAATAAATTTTATTAAGACCGATATAATCAATAATTAAATGTAAGAAAATACCAAATAAGAAAGCAATAAAATATTTTTTATAATTATAAAATTGTTTATGTTGTTCAACTTTATTATTAACACAATTAGATATACATGAAATAACGATATTATCATCATTATTATAATAATAAGAGAAATAATTATAGATATAATATAGAGAAACACTTAATAAACCAATTAAAATAGCTTCACTAAATAAATTACTCATTTTATATATAATATAAATTTATTTAAGAAAATAATAAATATTTTAATTATAAATGACTAGATATTATTGTTATATGTTAATAAATAATGAAATGAAAAATTATATTGGTTTTACAACTAATCCTAAAAAAAGATTAAGACAACATAATAAAGAATTAAAAGGAGGTGCTAAATATACCTCAAAATATAATAATTGGAAATATTTATTTATAATAGGTGGATTTAAAACAAAACAAGAAGCATTACAATGTGAATGGAAATTAAAACATCCTTCAATAAATAATAAATATATAGGATCATATATAAAAAGAATAGGATATTTAGATAAGATATTTAAAATAGGTAATAAATTTACAAAAAATACAAAACAAAAAATAAGATATGAAGATACATATTTTATTTATGTTAATATGAATTATAATCATTTATTTAAAAATTTAATATTTGATAAAAATATATTAATAATATATACATATATATCATTATTTTTTAGATGATTGATTATCTTTAAATTGTTTAAAATTTTCATAATTTTCATATAAATAATCATCTAATAAATATAAAATATGATAAACACAAAATAAAATAAAAAAAATTAATTGATAATTAGGTCTACCATATAACCAACCAAATATAAATAACCATTTAAACCATGGATATTTTGAACAAAAAAATCTTATACATTTAGGTTTATCTGGATATTCTGCTAAAAATATTAATAATGTAAAATATAATAAATATTCAAATGTATTTGTTAATTCTTTTTTATCTCCACTCATTTATAATATTATATTATAGATTTTATTTAATTATATTCATATAAATATTTTTTATCATATAATATAATATTATATTTTTTAAGCGAATAATGCAAGATGATATTTGATCATCGATATGAACTCCATATATTTTAATTATATATTAAAATAATTAGTTTAGTTATATATATTGAATTATTATATTGATTACTATATAATAGGCTCATATTGTGGATCAAAGATTTACTAACATTATTTGCTTATAAAAAATTGATAAAAATAATATTTAGTAAGAATCGTATATAATAATAATAATAATAATAATAATAATAATAATAATAATGTTTTAAGAACTAATATAGATAAATAAAAGTTTTAATAAGAAAAATTCTTAATAATATAATATAATAATTAAGAATTTTGATAAATTATAAGATATTGAATAGATATATTTACTTATATCAATATTATAAAATGATAATAAGGAACTATATAAAACATTAAAATATAATCATTTTTTTGATAAGATATTATATAATATATATAAAAAAATATATATAAAATTAAATGATAATTTTAGATTAGAATATATATTATAAAAATATAGTGATCTTAATTAATATTAATATATAACAATAATATCGAAAAATATATAATAAGAAAAATAATAATAAAAGATATTAGAGATATAAAATAATATATAATCATAGATAATAGAAATGATAATAAAAGAATATTAATAAGAAAATAATTATTTTTTGAGTGAATATGATATAATGAAAATATAATAGATATTTGTATCATTTGTAAATTATGATTATTATGAATATTTCAAGATAAATATATAATAATTTGATAATATAATAGTAAATATATGTTAATAAAGATAATTAAAGAGTTTATATAATAATAATATTTAATATAGATATTATTATTATTTAATATATTAAACTTATGATAAATATAAATAAATAAGATAATAATTATAATAATGTAATTATGATGATAATAAATTGATAAAAATGATAATATTATCAAATATTTAATAAAAGTATAATTTAATGATTTGATGCCACATATATCTTTGGTGAAAAAATAAAAGATAATTTAGTTTATTTATTAAATTTTGTAATAAAAATATAATATCGATATAGTAACAATATTATATTTATTTATTTATTTATTTAACAATTTCCACCACAACCACAATTACAATTATTACTATTATTATCACATCCACAATTAATTACAACTCTATGTTGTCCATTACAATTATCACTAATTTGTTGTCCATTATAACTAACATGACCATCATCAATAATTAATTTAGAATTACAAGCAGGTAAATTAATTTCAACATCATTATTTTTAATATGAATAGTTAATCCACATAAATTCAAATCGATATTATTACTCATTATATATATTAAACTATATAAAATTTTTTTTAATGGTTAAAAATAGATTATTTAACTCTTATAATTTTATTTATTATAAAAAAAAGAATAAATAAAATCAATTATTAATAATTTCATAATCTTGTGAAATATTTTCTTCTAAATCATTAACTTTAACTTCTTCTAAATTATTATTATTAGTTAGTGTTTTATTAAATGGATTTAATGGAATATCTAAACATTTAGTCATATATTGACTATATGGATTTTTCATTAATTTTTGTAATTCAGATAATTGTTGATTAGTATTTAAACTTTTAATCATATCCATTAAACTTATTAAAAAATCATTATAAACTTTTTTATATTTATCTTTATCATTTAAAATATTAATAGGTAATGGTACATCAATATCTCTATATGATAATCTAGCTAAATAATATAAATCTAACATTTCATTAGTAATTTTATCATTTTTTAATAATTCACTAGGTTTTAATACATTTTTATCTAATTTTTTATTTTTAGAATTATTTAATTCATCAACTAAAGATTGATAATAAGTGATAGTTTGAGGAGAAACTCTTGGATCTTTAGTTTCATTTTTAACTAAATTCATAGCATTTTGAATATGTTTTTTAGAAGGTCTATTATTATTGAGTCGTAATTGATTCATTTTGTTATGTAATTTTTTTTTTAATTCATCTCTAGATAATTTAGGTGAGTCCATTTTTAATATATTATATTATTTATAGAAACATCTTTAAATTAAATTATTATTAGAATTTCTAATACTATATAAATAAAAATTTAATTTCTCATAATTTTATATATATTATATAAAAATGCAAAGATTATTAAATGATCAAAGAAAAAAATTTGTAGATACATTTACATTTCTTATGATGTTTTCAAAACAATTAAATTATGATATGAGTACTGGTAATTGGAGTAAAAATTTATCATGGGACAAATATTTTATCACTTTGAGTATAGCAACTATTACTAATAATACTACATTTAAAGTTGATCCTGATGATGATTATCTTATATTTATTACATATAGAAAGAAATTTTATACATTAAATGCAGTTGATTATATAAAATTATTATTAGCAAAAAATAAAATAGCAATAAATGAGAATACAAATCAACAAATAACAAGTGTACCAAATAATATAACACCATTATTAAATAATACAGATTTTACAACATTACGTAATGCTATTTAGATTTATAAAACCTATATATTTTTATTGTATATAGTGTTTATGAGAAAAAATTGCAAAATAATCATATAAGAATATTTTATAATTATAAATAATTAATATATAAAGATAAAAATAATAAATAATATTATTAAACGCACTATATTTAAAATGGAAGATGCAGATTCAAAATATATTGTAAAAATAAAAACAGTACAAATAGCAGCTTTTAAAACTTTAATAGAAGCTTTAAAAGAGATATTTAGAGATTTAAATATAAGATTTTTAATACCATATAATGAAAAAACAAAACAAGAAGGAGGAATATCAATATCAGCTATGAATTCTAATGGTAATGTTTATGTTAAATTAAAACTACCTGCTAAAAATTTTGAAGAATATATATGTAGACCTAAAAATGGTGATACATCTATAGTTATAGGTGTAAATATGACACAATTTTATAAATTAATAAAGACAATGAATGATGAAGATAATTTAACATTATTTATAGAAGAAGGAAGAATAAATGAATTAGGTATTAAATTAGAAAATCCAGCTAGACAATATAGAACTATTTTTAGATTAAATTTATTAGATTTAGATAGAGAAGATCCATATAGTATTCCAGAAGCGAAATTTAATTTTGTAATAACAATGTTATCAAGTGATTTACATAATTTAATAAAAAATATGTCAACTATTGCAGAAACAGTAGATATTAAATATATAGATATACAAGATATGAGAAATACATTAATCTTCAATTGTAAAGGTGAATTTGCTTCTCAAGAAACTATTTTTGCTGATAATTCAAAAAATAATAATATAAATTTAGGAACAAAAGAATCATCAAGTATAAAAATAACTCAAAGTAATCAAGAAGAAAAATGTCCAAATGAAATTATACAAGGATTATATCAATTAAAAACATTAAGTTTATTTTCAAAATGTTCATCATTATGTAATAATTTAGAGATGTATATAAAAAATAATTATCCATTAGTTATTAAATATATGGTTGCTAATTTAGGTTATGTTTATTTAATATTATCATCAGTAGCTGAAAATAATAATTATAAAGAATGTGATTCTAATAGTGAATCTGATAATGATGAAAATTGATTAAATTTATATATATTATTATAATTATTTATTATATAATTATAATAATATATGATTAACAATATATCTTATTTTATTTTATTTTATATAATAATAATTTTAACATTATCAAAATTAAATATAAATTTTATTAAAGATAATTATATAATAATAGATAGATTAAATGATATAATATCAAAAAATAAAATAAATATAACAGATAAGTATGAATATTTATCAAATAAATTTGATTTATTATTTATATTAAGAATTATAATAAATTTATATATTGGTTATAATAGAGATAATAATTTATTTATTTATCAATATATTATCATATATATGAAAAATATTATAATAGAAATAATATTAATATTAGGTAATATTGAATCAAATATTGTAATTAATCCAATTATTATGACAATAAGTGATATAATTGGTAAATTGTTAAATAATAGTAATAAACAAAAATATATTATTGATGATAATAATTCAAACATTCAATATAATTATAATTATGATAATATCTAAATCATTTTTTTTTGATATGATTATATCTTATAATATTATATATAGATGTATATAGATGTATATAATATAAAAATAATTGAAAAAAAAATATATAAGTTAAAATAATGATTATAATATAAATAATATAAATATTAATTATATAATATAATATAATTTGACATAATGCAGAATCTAAATATATCATCAATATCAAAAATACAATTTCAGGTATTTACAAATGATGAGATATATAAAAGTTCAGCGATGAGAGTTGGAAAAACCATCAATGAACAAGGTGTAATATATCCAGAAATATATGATAATGGTGCAATAAAAAAATATGGTTTAGGAGATTTAAGATTAGGATCAATAGAGAATAATACAATATGTGAAACATGTTTTCAACAATCATTAGATTGTCCAGGACATTTTGGTCATACAAAATTAGCTGAACCAGTATTTAATTATGGATATTTAAATATAATAAAAGATATATTAAATTGTATATGTCTTAGATGTTCTAAATTATTAATAAATAAAAATATAGAAGATTTAGAAAAAATATTACAAAATAGTATTGGTAAAGCAAGATTTTCTCAAATTAAAAAATTATTACATGGAACTAAATATTGTCAAAGAACTGATCAAAATTGTGGTGCACCTGTTCCTGATATTACTAGACAAGATGAAAAAAAAGGTGAAATCGCTTTAATAGCATCATGGAAATTAGATAAAATACAATTAGAAGAAGATGGAAAGACACCAAAAGGAATATTTGCAACAACAACATTACAAAAAACACCAAAAGCTATAACAGATATTTTAACTCCTATTAGAGTTAGTGCTATATTTAAAAATATGAGTGATAATGATTGTAGAATATTAGGTTTTGATCCCAAAACATCAAGACCAGAAAATTTAATTATTGAATATTTTCCAATTCCACCATTATCTATTAGACCTTCTTATAAATTTAAAACTAATAATGTAGAAGATTCTATTACTAGTAAATTAGTTGATATAATTAAATCTAATAAAGGTTTAAGTGTACAATTAAATAATGCTATTAATATTGTTGATAAATCTATTTATAATCAACAACATTTATCTTTATTACAATATCATGTTGCTTCTTATTTTGATAATGACAGTATGAAAGCTTTCAAAAGTGAATTAAAAGGTAGTGGTAAAGCTTTTACATCTATTACTAAGAGACTCAAAGGTAAAACTGGTAGATTAAGAGGTAATTTAATGGGTAAAAGAGTTAATTTTTCAGCTAGAACAGTTATTACATCAGATCCAAATTTAGCATTAGATGAATTAGGTGTACCTATTAAAATAGCAATGAATTTAACATTTCCAGAAGTAGTAACAGAAAATAATATAGATAGATTAACTAAATTAGTAAGAAATGGTAGTTTTGAATATCCAGGAGCTAATTATATTATTATTAATAAAGGTGATAAAAAATCATTGAATAAAGAATTAAATAGAATTGATTTAAAATATTTTAAAAAAACTATTAAATTAAAACCTGGTTATATTGTTGAAAGACATTTAGTTGATGGTGATCCTGTTTTATTTAATAGACAACCTACTTTACATAAAATGTCTATGATGTGTCATAAAGTTAAAGTTATTAAAAATGAAAATTTATGTACTTTTCGTTTAAATGTTACAGTAACTACTCCATATAATGCGGATTAACCTTCCCCTCAAGGTCCGCAACAGGTAGCTGCTTATTAGGTTACCAATTAAACCTAATAAGATTAACAGTGTAAAATTGGTCATTGATATAACTACCTAGTCATATTTTATTATGGCAACACTTCCAAATTGCTGGAACCTCCTTAGAGCTTGAATTACTAAGTTATATTAGAAATAATATAATGGATCCTGAGAAAGACAGGATGTATAGTGAAAACATTCAAGATTGGATGATCAGCAGCCAAGTATCTTCAATTCGTTATGCAAGAATTAAGATAAAGGTTCAGAGACTAGACGGTAGTGGGTTAGAAATGATGGTTTAGCAAACCTGATCTAGCTTAAGGTATAGTCCATTATCTAATGAAAGTTAGATAGTTAAACTATGTTTGATGGGGATGAAATGACTATGTTTGTACCACAATGTATACAAACTCAATTAGAATTAGCTAATATAGCTGATGTTAAAAGACAAATTATAACACCAAAAACTTCAACAACAATTATTAAATTTAAACAAGATACAGTTATTGGATGTTATAAATTAACTGAAACTAATAATAATATAGATTATAAAGATGTTATGAATTTATTAATGAATGTAAATAATAATATAGATATATTTGAAGTAGGAAAAGAAACAATAAATTCACATCAATTATTTTCATATTTAATACCAAAATCAATTAATTCTAAAATATATAATGATGATAAAGTTATTTTTGAAATTAAAAATGGTCAATTATTAAAAGGTACTATAGAAGCAGGATCATTAAATAATAGAATAGTTTATAATACTTTAGATAGAGAAGGTAATGAAACTGCTAAACATTTTTTTGATAATACTCAAAGATTAATAGCAAATTGGTTATTAATGCATGGTTTTACAGTAGGTTATGGTGATGCTAAAATAGATCCAGAAGTATTAAAAAAAATAAAAGATATATCTTATGAAAAACAATTAGAAATAAATCATTTAATAACTCAATTAGAAAATAATCCAGATTTAATGGATGATGATGCTTTAGAAAATGATATATTAGGACAATTAAGAACTATTGGTGATAATATTGCTGGTATTATTAATAAAAGTTTAAATTCATCTAATAATTTCTATTCTATGGTTAAACCAGATGCAAAAGGTAAACCAAGTAATATTGGTCAAATTATGGGTGTATTAGGTCAATCTAATATGCAAAATAAAAGAATTCAAAATAAAGTTAATGGTAGATCTACTGTTCATTATTATAAAAATGATGATAGTGCTAATGCTAGAGGTTATATTCATAATTCTTTTTTTTCAGGTTTAACACCTACTGAATTCTATTTTCATCATATGTCTGGTAGAGAAGGTTTGATTGATACGGCAATTAAATCTGTTACTGGTGATACTAAAATTATTATTATGGAAAATGATGTTGTTAAACATACTAATATTGGTGAATGGATTGATAATTTATTAATGAATAATAATGATATTAAAATAGATAATGAAAATAATGAATATAGAGAATATATAGAATTAGATAATGAAACTTATATTCCAACTACTGATTTAGATGGTAAAATCTCATGGCAATTAATTAAAGCAATTACAAGACATAATCCATCATATAAAATGTTTAATATTAAAACAAAAAGTGGTAGAACTGTAACAGTTACAGATTCACATTCATTATTAGTTTGGAGAAATGATAAATTAGAAAGAATTAAACCAGAATTTATTAATATTAATGATTTAGTACCAGTTACTAAAAATTTAATGAATATTAATAATAATAATGAAGATTCATATAGATTCTTGGATGAAAAAAATAATAATGATATTGAATTATTTATTAATAAAATATTTAAAAATAATAATTATTATTGTAATAATGAAAGTGAATTATATATGATAAATATGATTCTTAATAGAGTTAATAAATTTGCTGATATCTCATATGATAGAGATTTAGGTAATTATATATTATCTATTAATGATACATATCAATCAATTAATGATATTATATTAGATCCTATTATTGAAATTAATGAAATTGTATCTTATGATAAAAAAGTTTATGATTTAACTATACCATCTACATTAAATTTCTGTTTAGCTAATGGATTACATGTTGTTGATACTGCTGATTCAGGTTATTTACAAAGAAAATTAATCAAAGGTATGGAAGATATAATGGTAGCTTATGATGGAACTGTTAGATCTGGTAATAATGTAATAATGCAATTTATATATGGTGATAATTATATTAATATGATTTATCTTAAAAATGTTTTATTAAGAGTTATTAAAATGTCTGATAGTAAAATTAAAACTATATTTGGTTTAACTGATGAAGAAATGAGACAAGTTGTTAATTTTTCACCTAATTTAAAAGATAAAATTAAAAAATTAAATCAAGATTATATTAATAGAATGATGGAATATAGAAATGAATTAAGAATAATTGATGCTAAATCAAGACATGATTATATAACATTACAAGAAAATTTCAAATTACCATGTAATTTTAATAGAATTATAGAATATGCAAGTAATGTTCTTAATAATAAAAATACAGAATATAAAATATTAGAAAATCAACCATTAACATATGATTATATATTAGATAGAATTAATTATATATTATCACCTGAAGTTACTTCTATTGTTTGTATGAAACAAAGTGAATATAATAAAAGTAATACATTTAAATATAAAAATCAACTCAAAAGTAAATATTTATTAGAAATAGCATTATATGAATATTTATCTCCTAAAAAATGTCTATTTGAATATAAATTTAATAAACAACAATTTGATATTATTATTATTGAAATTATTAACTCTTTTAATAAATCTATTGTTGAATATGGTGAAATGGTTGGTATTGTTACTGCTCAAACTTTAGGTGAAACTTTAACACAATTAACTTTAAATAGTGTTGCTTGGAATGAAAAAATATTATATTATACCGTAGGCACCTCTGGTGATAATACTAATAAAGAATGTAATGTTGTCGAAATTGGTCATATGATTGATTCATTATTAGAATCCAATAAAGATAAAGTTATTAATGTTGATAATAATACTGAAACAGAATATTTAGATATTAAACATTTAAATTATCATATACAATCAGTTGATGAATATGGTAAATTACATTGGAAATTAATTGAAGCTATTACTAGACATTTACCTGGTGGTAATGTTGTTAAAATTAAAACTTTATCTGGTAGAGAAGTTGTTGCTACTAAAGCTAAATCATTTTTAATTAGAAGAAATAATAAAATAGAAGAAATAGAAGGAAGTGAATTAAAAACAGGTGATAGATTACCAATTCAATTAATAGCTCCTAAATTAGAATCTTATTTAGATACTTATATGGGTTATACATTAGATACTCAATTTGGTTATAAAGTTGGTAAATATTTAGTTAATAATGAAAATAATAAAGAATTATCTAAATTATTTAATAATGGTTATGGTTGGTTAGTAATAAGTAACAAAACATTTATTAATAGTATTATACATGTATGTTTTAATAATTATAGTAGTTTTGTATCTGATAATAAAGATTTATTAGTTATTATGACTCAATTATTAAATGTATTTCGTTATAAAAGTATTATTAGAGATAATTCAGTTATTGTTGATTTAGAAGATTATATTATATCTGGTGTTAATATTAAACATTTACAAGGTGAATATCATAAAAAACAATTATTACATATATTTGAATATACTGATGATAATGATATTAAAGAATTATTAAAACAAACATTAAATGAAGATGTTTATTATGATGAAATTGTTGAAATTAATGATTTACCATTAGAAGAAATAACACCAGAACATAATAAAGTATATGATTTTACAGTAGCAGATACTAAAAACTTTAATATGTTTAATGGTTTATGTATGAGAGATACATTTCATCAAGCGGGTAGAGCAGTAGCAGGTATGCAAGGTATTCCTAGATTAAAAGAAATTTTATCATATTCAAAAAACATATCAACACCATTAATGACAATAAAATTCTTACCAGAAATAAGAAAAGATTCATCAATGGTTCATAAAATTAAGAGTTATTTAAGACATACTCAATTAAATGATTTGATTATTAAATTAGAAATTGTATATGATCCTACACCTAATGATCCTACATCATATACTATTAAAGATGAAATCGCAACAGATCATAGATTTAATTTTGTAGGAGGAAGTAATGAATTAGAACATATGCCATGGTTATATAGATTAACAATAAGTAGAGAATCAATGTTAGAATATGATATGACATTAATGGATATTAAAACAAGATTTATGAAATCATGGATGGAATTATTTAGTGAAACAAATAAAAAGAAAACAAGTGGTAATAAAGTTATTGGTGGTTTAATTTTATCTAATTTTGAATAATTCTTCTCAACCATATATTCATATAAGATTAGATATGACAATACCTAATAATACTAATTTAATTGAATTGAATAATACTATCTTATATAAAGTCTCTATTAAAGGTATTGAAACTATATCTTCTGTTGATATTAAAAATGAACAACATGTTATGAGTTATGATGATGATAATGAACCTAAAATTGATAAAGAACATGTATTAATGACAGCAGGTATAGATTTAAATTATATCAAAAGTATAAAAGGTATAGATTATAACAAGACATTTATCAATGACATTCAACAAACTTATATTAATTTCGGTATTGAAGCTGCTAGAAATCTTATTATTAAAGAAATTTATGATTTATATAATAATTCTGGTAATGAAGTTGGTTATACTCATGTAGCTTTATTAGCTGATGTTATGACTAATAATGGTGCTATTATATCTATTGATAGATATGGTTTAAATAGATTAGATACTGATCCATTATCTAGAGCTACATTTGAACAACCTATTGATCAATTATTAGAAGCTGCTGTATTTAATGAAGTTGATCATTTGAGAAGTGTATCATCTAGAATTATGATAGGTAAAACAATAAGAGGTGGAACAGGTTTATGTGATGTTTTAATAGATAATGATATATTAGAAAACACAGAATATAATACTAATATTAATAGTAAAGCAAAAACAACTCATAACTTTATAAATAATCCAGTCATTAATGATATCATTCAAAGAGAAGAACATGATGTTATATTATTTGATTGAATGAATTATTTTTGATTAATTATTTTATTTATATTTTTTAATATTTATAAATATTAAAAAATTGATAATTTAATATGATAGATATATTTGACTAATATATATTTAATATATATAATAAAGATGAATATATTTGAATCAAATAACAATAAAAATAATAAAACAATAGAAAAATATAAATTTGATAAGGAATTATGTAAATTATTGAATATAACACATATAGATTATTATACAATAAATGATATAATAGATAGAATAGTTCCACATATATTTAAAAATAAACCTAAATTTAAAATAATTGATATTGAATTAGCTAAATATTTTAATGTTTTAACAACTAATTTTATTTGGTTAAATGATATTAGAAATAAATTACAAGACAAAATAATAGATAAAGATAATAATTATATTAATAAATATGTTGTTATTGGTTATGATATGAATGAAATAAAAAAATTATCTGTTGATATAATATAAATAATATTAATTATTTTAATCAATTTTGCAAAAGCAAACTCAAGCCCAATTTTTTTATATTATATTTTTAATATCATATATATATTTTTGATAATAAATTAAATAGGATTTATATACTAAAAAATTGGGCTTGAGTTTGCTTTTGCAAACTTATGCGCCTAATTTTTTTAAAGGTAAGAATTGCTAAAGCAATTCTCCCCTTCAAAAAAATTGATTAAAAAATTGATAAATAAAGATTTTGAATAATTATATGATAATATATTAATAAAATATATTATAATATATAAGATGGACTAATTCTATTAAATATAATTATCAATATATTATATTAAATTATTAAAACAACTTAATTTTAATGTTACATCTGACAATTTTTAAGAAATATAATTAAGTTAGTTAAAAACAAATTTTTATAATTAGTGTATTATAAATAATAATGAATATAAATTAACATAATAATTGAAAAATAGATTAAATACTTTAAATTATTTAATGAAGGATATGTTTTTGTATAATATCAAAATAACTTATAATAAAACAATTATAGATAATAATTTATCATAAATATATGATAAAATATAATAAATACCAAAAAAAGAACCATAATAATAATAATCATATAATCTATATACAAAAAAACTTATTGTTGATCTATATTGATCATTTATATAGATTATATGATTATTTATATATTATTATATTACTATTATAATCTTAATCTATATAAAAAAGATATTAATTTATTAAAATAATTATTTTTTTATAAATAAGATGTATTATAGTAATATACATGATAAATATAATTATATTATTATATATATGTTTATATAGATATATATTTAAAATTGAATAAGATTATAATAGATAATAAAAAAATTGAAAAATTAAGTATTTGAACATATATAAAAATATATTAAGCATATAAGTATATTAAAATAAAAAGAAATACAATGCAACCTGTTAAATACAATAACTTAGATATCTCTAAAATATCCGTCGCTAAATTAGAAGATAATGATAGAGTTCAATCTCAAAAATTATCTTATGTTAGATATGTTGATGGTGATAAAAGTGGACAATTTATGTTACAAACTCCTGAAATTGTTTTAACAACTTATGGTATTCCTAAACATCATGATAAATGGTATCCAACTGATGATAAAAGATCATTTATTAAAGTACCATTAGATGATTCTAATGAATCATTAAAATTATTAAAACAAAAATTAATGGAAATTGATGGTTTATATGGATCTGAACAATATAGAAAACAAATCTTTGGTGATAAATTTGCTGATAAATATGAATATATCTCTATTGTTAGAGAACCTCAAGAAGCCGAAGAAGATGAAGAATCATCTAATAAAAAGAAAGATGATAAAAAGAAATTAGATATACCAAAACCATTATATTTTAAAGTAAAATTAGATACAGAATGGCAAACTAATAAAATTTTAACTAAAGTTTTTGTTAAAACTCCTGAAGGTAGACAAGAAGTAAATAATGATCAATTAACTTGTGTTGATGATTTACACCAATTAGTAAATTATAGATCATCTAT